ATGAAAAAATTACTGCGTCTTTTTTTCCCGCTCTCGCTGCGGGTACGTTTTCTGTTGGCAACGGCAGCGGTAGTACTGGTGCTTTCGCTTGCCTACGGAATGGTCGCGCTGATCGGTTATAGCGTCAGTTTCGATAAAACTACGTTTCGGCTGTTACGTGGCGAGAGCAATCTGTTCTATACCCTTGCGAAGTGGGAAAACAATAAGTTGCATGTCGAGTTACCCGAAAATATCGACAAGCAAAGCCCCACCATGACGCTAATTTATGATGAGAACGGGCAGCTTTTATGGGCGCAACGTGACGTGCCCTGGCTGATGAAGATGATCCAGCCTGACTGGCTGAAATCGAATGGTTTTCATGAAATTGAAGCGGATGTTAACGATACCAGCCTCTTGCTGAGTGGAGATCATTCGATACAGCAACAGTTGCAGGAAGTGCGGGAAGATGATGACGACGCGGAGATGACCCACTCGGTGGCGGTAAACGTCTACCCGGCAACATCGCGGATGCCAAAGTTAACCATTGTGGTGGTGGATACCATTCCGGTGGAGCTAAAAAGTTCCTATATGGTCTGGAGCTGGTTTATCTATGTGCTCTCAGCCAATCTGCTGTTAGTGATCCCGCTGCTGTGGGTCGCCGCCTGGTGGAGTTTACGCCCCATCGAAGCCCTGGCAAAAGAAGTCCGCGAACTGGAAGAACATAACCGCGAATTGCTCAATCCAGCCACAACGCGAGAACTGACCAGTCTGGTACGAAACCTGAACCGATTGTTAAAAAGTGAACGCGAACGTTACGACAAATATCGTACAACGCTCACCGACCTGACCCATAGTCTGAAAACGCCACTGGCGGTGCTGCAAAGTACGCTGCGTTCTCTACGTAGTGAAAAGATGAGCGTCAGTGATGCTGAACCGGTAATGCTGGAGCAAATCAGCCGCATTTCACAGCAAATTGGCTACTACCTGCATCGTGCCAGTATGCACGGCGGGACATTGCTCAGCCGCGAGCTGCATCCGGTCGCCCCACTGCTGGACAATCTCACCTCGGCGCTGAACAAAGTGTATCAACGCAAAGGGGTCAATATCTCTCTCGATATTTCGCCAGAGATCAGCTTTGTCGGTGAGCAGAACGATTTTGTCGAGGTGATGGGCAATGTACTGGATAATGCCTGTAAATATTGCCTCGAGTTTGTCGAAATTTCTGCAAGGCAAACCGACGAGCATCTCTATATTGTGGTCGAGGATGATGGCCCCGGTATTCCATTAAGCAAGCGAGAGGTCATTTTCGACCGTGGTCAACGGGTTGATACTTTACGCCCTGGGCAAGGTGTGGGGCTGGCGGTAGCCCGCGAAATCACCAAGCAATATGAGGGTAAAATCGTCGCCGGAGAGAGCATGCTTGGCGGTGCGCGGATGGAGGTGATTTTTGGTCGCCAGCATTCTACGCCGAAAGATGAATAAATATGTCCTTTTATCACCACAGCAAGGCAACCCATTGATTTAATTAAACAACCCACACTGCAAAAAGTGCTAAAAACAGCAAATTGACTACACCATTAACTACACCGTTCGGTGCACTGTATGAAACAACGTGGAACAAATAGACACAAGAAATATACAGGCGGGTAATCTTTCCAGGGGGAAGCGCACCAATTCATGAGGGGCGTTAATGTCGATATGGGGATCCCCATAACGGGGCTACCGGATTTTTTTTCCGGTTAACTGTTAATCAGGCTGGTGGGTTTTACCTGTTCGGTAGGTGTTATGATTATCGTAATACCTTTCCCCCAGTGGGGTAAAAGCTCCAACCGTAACGATGTTCGTTGTGGTTGCCTTGATGGTCTGCGTGGTCATTATGACCATTCAGAATTTGAAGGGTGATGTTTCCGATCTCCTCAAATTGAGGATTGTGGAAGAATCAATGGGTTAGTCTTACTTTCCCAACATCCCCCAATGGGGGTTTTCGAAATAATCAATGGGTTAGGCCATAGTGCAATTTTGCACTATGGAACAATTCCAACCAGTTATCGGCATCAGGCCCACCAGCCAACGCAATTTTGCGCTTTGCTTTAATCTCAGTAAGTTACCGCGCCAATTTCCGCAGTCTGTGGAAATTGGGAAGAATCAACGGGTTAGGCTGGTTTCCCCGATGTTCGCCGCTGGCGAATTTCGAAAATATCAACCAGTTACCGCCGTATCCCGATATGGTGATCCCCATATCGAGATTGGATACCTGGCTTTTTTTCCGGTTAAACGTTAATCAGGCTGGTGGGCTTTACATACCCTTGATCACGGTAATGATGATTCAGGTGCTTCCCCGATATGGTGATCCCCATATCGGGATAGATGCTGGAAAAATCAGCTTTTCGCCAGAACGGTGACGGCCTTATCGAGTTTTTGCCATCCGCAATAGGTGATTGCCCTGAACGCTGTAGCGTCATTCTGGAAAAGGCTAACCGCCCCTGATTCGGTTTTTATTACCGCCTCATCAGTTGGGGTTATAACCGTGGCTTCAACGTTAATAATCAGCTTTTGAGCGTCTATCAGCATCATGCGATCCGCCTGTTCGCTCACAATTACCGGTATTCTCAAAAGCTCTATCTGCCAGAACTCAGCATCAGTAAGCTGTAAGGCGTTTTCTACGGGCAATATTAGCGACGACGTGGAAAGCGTGTTACCGTTCGCTATGTGCTTTTTGAAAATCTCTATGAAGTTTTCGGCCTCATCAGCACCATTAAGCACGCCCTCAGGGGATACGCCAGCCACCTCCTGATCACTGGAAAGAAATTTTTTATCTATTTCTTTCACCGATTCCGATGTGATCAAGTCTCTGATCGCTGAATTTGTACCAGGGGTGCTAAATTTGATTAGCTCGTTATTCAGCATCACAATAGCGCCAAGTTTGCACAATTTTAGCGCACTTTCGTTTACTTCTCCCTCTTTGACAGGGATTTCTTCGGCTTCTTTAAGCCATTTACTACCCTTGCCTGATATTGAATGCAATTTTGCGCCAAACGGAAGATTAAGCGCGCTGCTGATTAGCTTGCCTGGTACAGACTGCGAAAAAATATACTCGCCAAGCTCTCTTACTATCGGCTCTGCCACCAGCGACGGCATGTTATCCGTAGTCATTCTGTTGACGATGGATTTTTCAAGAAATTTCGATACTGCCGGATCATTTCTTTTCGTCATCTCTATAGCGTCAGCATGGCTAAATTTACACGATGCCAGCACGCTGGCGGCGCGAACTGCTGACACGCCTTTCATGTTTTTACAGATCATCTTCTTCCTCCTCCTGGAAGCACGGGTTTAGTGTTTCGTGAAAATATGGCATCAGAACAGCGGCGGCCTGTAACCGTATTTCGGTCGACTGCTGCTTGTCGTTCATGATTTCCGTGAGTACATCAATAGGGTCTGTGATGTATTCGCTCATAGTTCGCTACCTCAGTGTTTTAAGTCTGTTGGTGGCTTAGGGATGGGGAACCGATTTGAGTAGACACTAGCGGCATTGAGTTTTTTAACCTCTTTTTTCCCAATGCTGCCGATCTTGCGGTGGGTGAACTGGGCCAGCTTAAACGCGGCATCTAAAGCCAGTTTTGGATCTGTGTCCATGTTGTCAATCAGTATCCTGCCCATTGCTTTGATGGGGTCGGGTAGGCCGTTATCCATCATCTCAATGGTGTTAATTGATGCCCGTTCCGGTGTAACTTTTTCGGTAACTTTCTTTGTAACTTTTTTCGGTTTTGTAACCTGAAAAGTTACATCAGAAGTTACAGCCTTAAGATACTTTTTCACCTCAGGATCGTTGGATAGCTGCCAGCCTTTAACCCTTGCGGTCTTTTCGCTGTATCCCGCATGTATAGCGGCTTCCGTGGGATTTGCGCCCCTTGATAACGCATCAGCAAACCGCTTTTTTTTGGTCGTTAATGCCATGCAAAAACCTCGTTTTGAGGGGGTGTAACTTTTCGTGTAACTTTTTTGAAAAGCAAAATTTTCTACGAATGAGACGGGGGGCGGTGTCCAGGGTGATCGACTTTCCGGCCGGAACACTCCCCCCCCCATGTCATTGCTCACCGAGTAACGAGATCAGGCCTTCAACTTCATTACTCAGCTTGTTTATTCGTGTCTCAAGCTCTGCGATCTTTTCCATCAATGGCGCTATAGTGTCTCTTGTTTCCTCGCCAATGGCCTTAATGATGCTTGCCTCGCGTTCTGTGATAGCCATTTGTTATGCCTCACCTGTTGCAATGCCCAGTCTTTCGCGTAACAGCACACGTGCAAGATGACCTATTGTTGGCGTGGCGGCTCTGCCGTATATACCAGCTTCATTCATCCGGCGAATAACATCGAATTGAAGTTTTTTAAGCTCGTTTAGGATCTCGTGATCAATCATCACGGTAGCGCTTTGCTTTATCTCTTCCACTTTGTTTCCTCCTGATACTTATCATCGCATAATCAGTATTTTCGATAGATTATCATTAATCAACCATTTTTTAAGATATGAGAGATCGAAAAAAAGCCGGATTGCTCCGGCTATGTGCTCACTCCTTCGGTTATTCTCCAGTGCTTTTAACGTTGATGGTTGTTACCTGTTCCGCTTCTGCAATCTCCCGCTCTGTCAGCGTGGCAAAGTTTGCCGCCGCCGTGGTCATGAATGCGCTTATTAGTTCGGGATTCTCCTTCGCGTATCCTTCCCGTGTGTGGCGGTCTATAACTTTGATTGCCACCTTTAGGGAAAGCTCTGTCATGTCTAACGCTTTATATTTTTGCTGTGTTCTGTCTCTGCGCATTTTGGTCATTTGTCGCCCCTGATTCATGTTTTCGGTCGGCATGTTTGTTAAGTGATTTTGATGTATGCACATTTATTTTTACCCCCCTCGTTTAAAAAGTTTTAGGTTGTGGTGCACCTCCTCTACCTCTTCTACCTAATCATCTTTCAGGTCAGTAATGGCGCGGCTTTCAGATGGGTAGAGGACTTTTCGTGGCCCTCTACCCATCCTCTACCCGCCCCTCACAAACGACCTTAATCATGGTAGAGGGGGTAGAGGGGTTTTATTAGCCTTCTACCTATCCCTCTACCCACTTATCATGTTGAATAATATGCGTTTATTTCATTCAGGTAGATGGGGTAGAGGGCTTTTACAAAAAATTATAAAAACGCGTCACAATCATCCGTTGTAATTGCGTTGGTCTGCGTTACTCCCTTAACTTTCCGCGTAATATATTCATGTCCGTAAACTTTCGCCGCTGGCTTCATGGCCTTGCTGAAATCAGCCACGTTTAGCGGCTTGCTTCTTCCTGCGTATGCCATAAACGCCAGATAGACGCGGTAAAGGCTGTTTCTGGTCGTGTACTTCACGGAATCGCCACCGCCACCCATCATCAGGCCGCGCGCTTCCTCCAGAAAATTCAGGAACTGGCAAAACTCAATAACCGGATCTGTCTGTTGCTTTATCGCCAGTGCTTCATCACCGTCGCGCTGTTCCAGTAATAAAGCCCGTGCCTTTTCAGGGTCAGCAAAATTAGCCAGCAAGCGGCGGATAATCACAGGGATTTCAGCCGCGACCTTCTCCGGCAAATCCTTGTCCTTTTCTGCCTCGCTAACGATATTGTCAAAGCGAAAAATAACCCGACGACGTGCCACGCCTCCGGCCCGTTCGGTGAATATCATCGGGTTGTTGTTGGTCGCCAGCACCACCGCCCTGATTACCGCCGTGAAACGCTTTTCATATTTCGGGTTAATTTCCACGGGGTCGCCGCCCGTGATTTTCTTGATGCCCGTTCCTTCGCCTGTATATTTCGGCTGGTCAGCCAGGACGATAAGACGACTCCCGACAACCTGCGCGCGCCCTCCTGCATCATCGAGTGATGTCATCTCCGCGCTTACGGTGTTCTGTTTCCCTGCCAGAAGGCTGGCTATGTGTGTGAATGTACTTTTACCGCTCCCGCCGTCTCCGGTGGCCTCAATAAACATCTGCCAGTCGTACCGGTTCGCCATAATCATGTACAGCGCGGCACATATACGCATCATCTTGCGCGGGTCTTTTCCGGCTGCGTGCTCAAGCCATTTATGAAAGTTTGGCGCGTTGTCGCGAATGTTCTCCCCTGGTGCTGGTGGCGTGTACTCAATGCCGTTGTGCGTGGTGATCCAGTTCTCCGGCGTGTGCGGGGAAAATTCCCCCGTTTTCAGGTCAAGTGCACCATTGGCGAACGGCAGCAAATCGCCGGACGGCTCCCCCATTGGTTCGGCAATAACTTTTAACGCTTCAACGGCGTTATTGATCACGCGTTTGCTGAAAGTGGCCCTGTGCTCTGAATAGATCGCCACCATTTCGCGGCTAAGTTCCATTGTGCTGACCGGACACCATACCCCGCCGCGCCATACGTGAACGATTTCACTTTCAGGATGTACGCAAACGCCATCAAAGCGATCGGCAAGCAGCTGGGCGCGCTCACTGTCTGCCATTTGTGCCAGTTGCGTATTTTTCTGCTCCGGCATGGTAAGCCCTGCGGCAATATTTTCACGCTCAGCATTCAGATAGCGCCGCCAGTTTTCACACTTCTGACCGTGCATTCCTTCGGGGTAAAATTTTGCATCCTGTACGCCTGCCGCCGCCAGCTTCTGACCAATCTTTTTGGTCTCCACCAAGTCCAGTTCTCCTGCCTGGTACAGCCTTACGCGTTTTTTTCCATCAGGAACAATTTGCAGTGCATAAAGTTCGGCAAGCTGATTTGGCCCAAGCCACACAGGAGGCACATTATCGCCGGATGCGGGGCCGTCCTGCTCCTGCCACTGTTTTGCATGTGCCCACGCATCACTACCCGCGAAAATAATCACCTCTGTGTCTTTGTGTTTTATTCCGCGTGGCTGTTTTTTTACGTTCGGTGCCAGTTTCATTTCTTACCCCTGAATACGTTAAGCATCTTTTTTATTTCCTGAATATTGGCGCGTGCTTTCTCCTTGCTGGTTGGCTTACTGCGGGGCGCTGCCTGTACCAGAGAAAAATCACGGTTGAACTGATAAACAGGCATAACGCAATCATATTCGTAGCCTTCACGGCGGTAAGTTACGCGCCGTTCCTCCACGCCCTTAATCATTACCGTGCCGCCGTACTTATCGCGGTAAATATCCCCGCACATGAATTTAGTGCGAGTTTTGCCGCTGGCAGTTAAGCCAGGATATTTAAGTTTCATTATTTTTATTCTCCGATAGCGTGACCTGATAAGCCGTTAATCTTCTCTGATATGCTCTCTATTTTGCTGGTTGAACTATCCAGTAATTCAGAAACGGCAAATATTAATCTTGCGGTTGATTCATCGCGTTCATTATTCACCATCGACTGAAGCCACATGTTCATTACTTCGTTCGCTGCGTTGTTTAAAGATATTGCGCTGTTGGCAAGGATTCTTAATTCAATGGTCGCCAGTTTGTTATTGTTCATTGTATTGCTCTCCCTCCGCAATTAACCATGCCGACACATTGCCGGAAAGACGCGCCAGAAGACTGGAAATCGCGGATATATCGGCATCCGTAAGTTTGTCAGGGTATACCTCAAGAAGGCGGCAAATGATTTCTGTCTGGTGCGCACGTTCAGCGGCTTCGTGTAATGTAATTTCCTTCATTAATGCCCCCCCCTTTTAATTCATGTACTGCTGCAATAATTACATGTGATAAACCTGCTTTACCGGAATTACTGATTACTGAATCAATCGCCGCTTGCATATTAACGGCCTTCACGTTCTGCGTGATGCCAACGGTATAGCCGCGCTTGTTAACAGCACGGGAAAAAACGCGGAAGGTTTTAAGCACGGCACACCCCCTGACGAATACGGGCGACAAATACAGCAACACAACCTGACGGGCAACGGCTACGCGCTTCGCGTTCCGTCCAGGCGGTTACGTGGATGATTTGAGATTC